GAGGATATTATTTATTTTAATCGTTGTTGATAATCACTTCATCCCAATTTATGAATATACGTTGTGAATTGGTATCGATAAAAATGAAGTCATGCGATCCTTTATAAGAAAGCGCTAAAATATCGTTGTATATTTTTTCACTGACTTCGACCTGTTCATCAAAAAGGGTTTTCATTTCTGCCTTTTGAATTTTGAAAACAAATAACGATGTTAGACCTGAGCGAACTTGGCGGGGAATGGACTTGTAAGTTTGTGCCGCCAACCAGATTGATAGACCGGCGTGGCGACGATTGTTTACTGCGTGAAGCAACAGTTTTTCTGCTTCGCCTTTTAAATTCTTTTGGACATCGTCTAAAACAATAAGGGTCTTAAATCCTTGCGAGGCATTTTCTTGAGCAATATCATAGGCCTCTGATAATGTCTCATAAGTTAGGTCATCGTAAATTTGTTCCTCTGGAAGAACAGACCAAAAATCATTCTTAATAGAGGCACGTGAATTTGGTGGACAAAAAAGAATAATCGTATGATAAACACGCTTAAACATTTTCGGGGACTGTAGAAGTGAAATGAGCAATGTTGATTTGCCGCTGCCTGCTCTTCCTAAAAATAAACCAAACGTGTGCTTGTTCATAAGTTTGGTAATTTCGTATTCGTCTAATTTGTCGGCAAGTTTTCCATCGACATTAAAGGAAGGTTTTTTCAGAGGCGGTTCTTCATTGTGTTTGATGCTAATGCTCATTTATATTATAGATAGATATTCTCACCACAATAATTTATCGGCGAGTTTTGCTGCTATACCTGTATTCTTTGCGTGTCTGATTTTATAGAGGCGGCGGCGTTCGTCTGCGAATGCTTTGCCTTGCTGTTTAAGATAGGTCGGATAGTCGCCCATACCCGCAGCGCCAATCGAGGCGATTTTATCTCCGCCTCTAAACACGTCGAGTTTTTTACCGGATCGAGTAGATGGTTTTACCTGTACACCCAATTTGTCCGCCTGAGCAAGCGTGTATGGTTGAATTTTATAGGACATATAATAATGCATGATATAATTATTAACTTAACGGCGAGCGAAGCGAGTATAGAAAAGCGGGTTTAACCAGAAGATTGAGCGATTAACCACCGAATAATGCCTCACGCGAGGTTAAACAGTCAATAAAATTAATTTTATTGACGTGTTAAGTTTGTTAATAGGACAATTGTAAAGTTAAACGGTCAAAATGTTAGTTAAAACACGTTTCTATAATCCGTGGAATATGTATTTAATTAGACATTGCGGCGTCCCGCTCTGTTTGTGGTGTGAAATTTATATGAAAGCAACAACCTGTTTGGACTGATAATCGATTTGTAGCACTACATCGCTAAAACCCCACGCCTGACATGTGATGGCGCCCGTGGTGGCGGCAGCAAGATTGAGATTCAAAAATGGAGGGGATGCGCGGGTGTTAATTCCCTGGAAAAGAATGCCCGATGATTTCTCGAGGTCGTATCCGTAGTAAGCGCTCGATGGGAATGATGTAATGACGACAGATCCACCATCGCCTCCAACGGGAGCAGCGCGAGCGTTGGCGGTAGGAAGAACTACATATGTATCACTATTGGAGGGAACAGCGGCAATTCCAGCAACAGTATTATACATTTCACGAGTGACAACAGTGCCGAATGACTTGGGGATGGAACCACCAAGAGACTGAATCAAATAGCAATAACCTTCGGCCGGCCTCTGTAAATCGTTGATTGGATAGTTTGGGTAGAACTGTCCGCCCACCTGCAACTGTCGCAAGTTAAGACCGGGGTTAATAGCATCGAAATATCCGTTGGGCGTCAAGGTCGTATTGGTTAGACCAAACTGATGGTAGACGGATTTGACGGAACTATTTCTGATTTGCAGCAAGATTTGCTGAGCGCCCTGGGCACCGGTGGGAATGGTGACAGCACTGTTGGTGTATGTGGAAGACTTGATAAACCATTTGCCGTCCTGGAGAGTCTGTGTAAGCATAGCGGACGCTTGGTCTCCGACGTCGATGTATTTCATGTTAAGGCGGAACTCACTGAGGGTGGGGGCAACACTCAAAACAATGTTAGTCGCCAAAGCGGTGTTGTAGCACACAATTGGGGTTGTGGCGGCAGTGGTTAAGACCAGCTGCATGTTATTGACTGATCCGATGGGGAAAAATTTGTCAGTGTTTATGCCGATCACAGAAAGCAGAGGAACGCAGAAAGAATATCTGTGTGCCGTAGCAGATGTGGCAAGGTCGATGCCGTTTGCCGAGTTAGAGTCGGCCGCCATACAAATACCAATTCCACCGTTTCGCTCACTCAAATTCACAGTGTTCTGTAAAAGGAAATTCGCTAAAAGACCATATTGATTCACGGTTTCAATGGGGGTGTTATTAGAATACAAGGTAAGTGCATCAAACCAAGAAGAAGCAGAACCGAGCAACTTGGTGACACCGTTAGTAGCAGACAAGGCAGTCGAAACTGTGTAAGTCAAAGTGAATGATACGGTCGTGTTTGCGCAATCCATAAACACACTGTCGCTCATTCCAGAGGGGATTGTAAAACTAACGTTCTGGGAAGAAAACGGGGATTGAAGTGCCACAGCAGCAGTGTGAGAAATCGACGAGGTTGTTCCAGCAACCGAGGTAATACCATCGGGGGCAACATTCACACTATACGCGCGTGCCGAATCACTCATAGACGGGGGCAAATCAAATTTTAACGATTGGGGAAGTCCCATAGAAGAGGAAGGAAACATATTTGCAGACATTTAATATTATATAAAATACCAATATATAATATTTCTAAATCAAACCACGTTGAGCGAAATTAAATGTCGCCACTGTCGGTCTTGGGGTTTCTAAATAATCGACATCGATTTGTATTGTCATATACCAATCCACGCCATTAAAGTTTACAAAACGATTAAGGTCGTCTGTGACACTAATTATAAAACTTGTTATATTGCGATCTTGTATCAAAAACTTCGCTTGTGTCTGATTTACATAGTTGATAACGCTATTTTGTCCAGCGTTGTTTTGAAGCGGCAAAAATATATCACTACTACCATCACTCGTGCTATAACATCCAAAGTTGAAATAATTACTCCTAAAGTTGATTCGTTGTAGAGGAATGAAATTTACCACATTTGGAAAAGTCAGCGACAATGCCGTGCTTGTTATATCTACTTTTCCCAAACCCATTATGCTATTGACTGTCGATTCATTAGACGAAGCATTCACCGTGAAATCTGTCGTCGTGTGCGTAATTGTAAATTTTGTGATTGCCGAGTTGTAGGTTATACCATAACCAACCGGCAACAGTGTTAATATCATCGTAATAAATGTATTCACATTATAATTACCTCGTGTAAGTGTATATGTGGTCCCGTTTAAAACAAATTGGTTATTGGTGTAATTTACTATATAAAATGAATTCGCAACCTCGCAGTGGACTACCGACAAATAAGCATTTTGTATGTGGTCTAAGTGAAACGTCAAGTCGGGTAAATCGACTCGTATTTGTGAGCAAAAATCACCGTTTATTCTTCCCACCAATGACGATATATTGAATAGTCTCGATTTTGTCTTTATCATATTCTTTTATAATAAAGGCAGGTTTTATTCTGTCGAGAAAACTACGTTTTCCCGTGCCATTTCCTTATCGAAAAACATACTACATTATGCTCAATGGGTCGGGTTGCCCGACTGGTCTGGAATAGAGACTGGTTTCGTTTCGTTTGTAATTTCATTCACCTCTACAAATAGGTTAGTTAGATCAGACGGTTTTAATATTTCGCCGTTGTGGTTCTGTATAGGCAGCGGCGCATAGACCGTAAATTGAGACAACGCCTCTTTTAAATCTTCATGCTCGTCTGAAAAATTATTCAACACATCATTTACCGCATCTTCATTTCCCATTTTGATTCCACCACACAAAATTGCTAAATCTTCAGGAAGTCCGATTTTCATCAAATTTTTTACTTCGTTTTCCAATCGTCTGTCCATTCTGTATATTTTATATCAACATTTTATTTCTCCGGGATTTATCCTATTTTTTTTCTTCTGTTATTTCATATGAGCGACGTTAAAAAAGCATCACTAATAAAGAAACCCCTCAAAGTTGCCGTCGAGGAACCTTCCGCGGAACTTTCTTCAGATCCCGTTGAGGAACAAAATATACAGGCATCTAAGAAAGTCAAAAAGACCCCCGAAGAAATAAAAGAGACTCGCCTCGCCAATTTAGCAAAAGGACAACTCGGTCTTAAAAAGCGCCAAGAAGAAAATCGTCAGAAAAAAGCAGAGTTAGAATCCGCAGCAATCGAGAAGAAACTCCGCCTTGCCGCCAAGCAGAAAAAAAACATTGAAGACAGTTATGGTGTAAGTCTAGACGAATCCTCTGATGAAGAAGTGGTCGCGCCTATTCCCGCCCCAAAAAGAAAGGTTGTTGTTGTTGCCGCTCCCGCCCCCTTAGCAAAAAAGAAACCCATTCGCTATGTTGAGCAACCCGAGTCTGAGTCTGAGGAAGAAATCGTGTATGTGAAACGTCAAGCGCCGGTATTGAAAAAGGCAGCACCATCTCTACCACAGATAATGTTTTACTAGTATGACCCTTTACCGTATTATAAAATATTTCTATATTCTATAATGAGAACAGTCGTTTATTGGATTTCTTGGTCTTTTATAAGTGCTTACGTTTATATAAAAAATGTTATTGTATATTATAATGCCCCCGAAAGTGAAACCGATGGAGAAAGCGATTCCGATGTCGAAATCCAAACCCCAAAAAAAGTCCAAAGCAAAACCAAAGCAGAAGCAGCGCCAGAAACAAATAGTCAAGACCAATGTGAAAGTGAGCGTCCAATCACAGGGCGGTAGTGGCGCCGGTGCCGCGCCTTCATTTATCCCGCAAGCGTTCAGCGACCGCGGCGGAGAGAATGTTCGCCTCGTAAATCTTGTGGAACAATTAGCACGTTCTGGTCGTTCTCTTGTAGAGGAACCCATTCGAATTAAAGCACCAATTAGATCCACGCCTATGGAAAACCCCGAATACAATCCCGCCAATGACGAGACCACGGTTCGTGGTGTTTTCAATGCCCCTATTAATACAAACATACCCGTTGTAATGGGCGGCGTTCGTGTAGGCGAAGGTGAAGGCGTTTTTAGTTATTCAGAAAGTGAAGGTGGCGACGTTGTTGAGTCAAGAAAAGAGCGCAACAACCGCCTCGCAAGAGAGCGCCGTGAAAGACAAAGAATCCTCGCCGAAAAAGGTAGGATGTTTTTAGGTCAACCCGTAGTAGAGGCATCCAGTGTCGAATTATTCCGCAGCACAATGCCCGTATTTGAGGAATAGAAATATTTTAGCATATAGCGGTTAAGCACCAAAATGCTATTCTCTCTGGAGAAATATTTTTAAACAATGATCCCATTGTTCTTCTTTTGTTCTTGCCGTATAAGCATTCGCACAGTTCAATGATGCTTTCAATGTTTCTATCCAATACTGTTCTTTTTGTATTGCCTCTATTTTTGTATTACACTCTTCTATTGGTGTCATTATCCAATTATCCCATCCACCGTTGCCTCTGATAATTACATATAATAAATTATTTTTTGTATCACATCCACGCTTATGCTCATTATATCTACGTTTAAATGAATTGGTAGAACCGATATATATCTCATCATTGTCATCACAGTAAATTTTATATATTAAATACTTCGGCATTAATATTAGATATTTCGGCATTTGTATATATACCTTTTCGTCGAAACCACTTAATTACGTGCCCTTTCCTGATTATAATATATTTTTTATATGTTATAATTACTACCTTATACCCAAGGGAAAGGGTATGTGAAAACCGTCGGTTTGCCCGATTAATCACTGTCGCTACTATTATCGTCGTCGATTTCATCATCGCTTGAGTCTTCACCGTCATTTTCTTGGTCTCCAACCACAAAATTGCTAATAATGTCTTTTGCGATTTTACGGGTATGGTCGGCAACATTGGCGAGCGTCCCCAACATTACAATTCTGATTTGCTGTTGTTCCCTCGCTTCGTTGCGGTATGAACTACTATATTGTGGCGCGGCAAGCGGATACTTTTCGTAAATAATATTTGAGTTTTCACCAAACAACATTCTACAAGACAGAGTTTCGATAAAATTCAATAGTTTTTCATACCCGGTTTCACGTTCATATTTCCTCCACTCATTTTCCTCTTTACAGTAGATTGTGAAACGCGCTTTTTGTTCATTTGTAATTACAAACGGCAATGTTTTTTTGTCCAAATTGCTTAACCACTGATTTATAATTTTCTTGGTTCCCTCGATGGCGCCGCTGTTATAAATAATATCATACTCATCTACCGTGTATTTTTTAGAGCGTATGAATGTCTTCCACTGTGGAACGTCTTTACACTTTTTCAAATAATCTTTGATAGAAAATGTTGGTTTGTCTTTCTTTGATTTTTTTGCCTCTACTATGGGTGCAGCTTTTTGTTGCTGACTATTAAACATATTCATCATCATCATGTTCGTCTGTTGTTGCTGAGTCATCATCATCTTTATTAAATCGTTGTGTTCTTTCTGTGATTTTATTAGTTCCTCTTTTTGTTTCAAATATTTACAAGTCTTTTTGTGGCGTGATAGACTTGGTGCGTGATTGTATTTGTGTCCGCACTCACATTCATATTCACCGTTGCTGTTTCCGTTTTCGCTGTCCATAGAAGAAATACTCATTTTATATAATCTATACAGATAATAATTCTACGCTTTTATACTCTTTTTGTAAAAACTAATAATTTCCTAAATCGATTTGGAATATAAAAACAAGTATTCCTAAATAATAATGAGTATAAAAAATATAATTCATAGGGATGTATTTCTTAAGAGAGGTTATGAGATTCTTAAAAATTGTGCAATTATTAAAAGATGCTAATTATATGCTAAATTAGCATTAAATTAGCATATAATTAGCATATTTTGAACATTGCACAATTTTTACCTTTTTAGCGTTTCACTTCTTAAAAAACCTACCCCTTGGAAATCCTCGTTTTTACATTCTTCCTAAATAACCGGTGGGGGTCGAATACAGTTTTATTAGGTAAAACGAATATAAATCGAAATCTCCTCTATAACATAGGAATGGAAACCGAACTTACTTATCGTCAAAAATATTACCTCGAAAACAAAGAGCGTATGAAACAGCAAGCAATACTGTATTATCAGAATAATAAAGAGACGTGTCTGTTATATCAAAAAGAGTATAATGAAAAAAATAAAAACTATATTGCAACCCGGTATAGAAACTATATTCTCACACGGGGGAGCGATGAAAAAAGAGAACGGCAAAAATTAATAACAACAAAAACCATTTCAAGAAAATCAAAAATAGAGGCATCTCCAAAACCCCCAAAACGGGCAGTAATAGAAATCAAAAGAAAGAAAATCGAAAAAACACTTGCCGACATACAGCGGCGCGCCGATGCGTTCCGGGCGTCTCTTAACCAAACAACACATATACAATAGACTGTTTTCGAAAAAATAATATTTGTATATGTTATAAATATTATGACGAGCGACGCAATTTCAAAGATGAATTTCAAGGTGGGCAAATATTTGATTGACGGCGACAATTATCGGTCGACCATAGAAAACCTACTGAATGAACACATCGACGACAACGAAATGGTTGAACTGACGTTTCAGTTTTTTGCCTCTACGATTACAACACAGGGCGCTTTGACGAAAATAGAGGCACTTGCAACAATAGCGGAATCGTGTGCTGAAATCGACAAATTTCCAGACCATTTAAAAGAGGCGATTAAAGACACATACACAACTCAAATAGAACCGTATATGCGTGAAATGATAGAGGACAATTTAGACGAAATGAACAATGTATTTGTTATGAAAAACAAAGATAGTGATATATTATAATGTTCAACTTAACAGATAAAGAAAAGGTCAGCACTTATATGAAAAAATGGAGGTCTTTGAACAAGGACAAGATTCGCGGATATGCCTTAACTTATGACAACAAGGAATATTTGGAACGCACGAAGGAGCATAGGCGGGAAGTGAAACATAGGTGGTATATTACAACACGTCGAGGCGGCGATCCGACGCCGTTGAAACGAGGACGACCATTCAAAGAGGATTTTGAAAAACCAACCATCGATGATGAACAAAAAAAAGAAGAACAACAAATTTTACATCCAGAAATAATCATTTTAAAAAGTGTAATAATAGAGGCAGAACCAAAACCCTCAAAACCACAACGAAAACCGAAAATGACTGTTATTGAAAAGAAACGACGAAAAATCGAATTAGAATTGGAAAAAACAAACGCCAAGGCGGCGGCATTTAGGAATTTGTTAGAAAATAAAAACCCCCTCTAAAATATAGATGTCAAACGCAAACCCATACCGCGCACAAAAGGAAATAGATGATTGTTGGAATCACTTGTTTGAGTCTTGTGTAATGTTAAATGATAATTTCATTTATTTTTATAATTCCAACGACTCACAAGAATATTTCCACGATTCTGTGGAAGAAAAAATAATAGATATAAATAAGAAATACGGTTCCTCTATTACAGAATCAACGCATTCTCGACCGGACAATGAAAATAGACAAGCGTCGATACAATCGTGGCGACCCGATTATCAGACGGCAAAATGGGAACTTTTATATCCGCCGACAGAAGAAGACATTAAACGCAAAAAAGCGGCAATTAAAAAGACCAAAGCAAAAGAGACTCGTGCATTCAATACAGAATGTGATGCTGAGTTGAAATATCACTGGGTGTGGGGGAACCGCATCGACTTATCGAAGGCGGTTGATGTGCCTGCCGACCAAGTCAAATTGGTTTTAAGTCGAATAGTTAAACCCGGAAAACAAATGCCCATGTAATATATAAATGAACCCCGAGCAAATCTTCAATCATATTTTTTCACATCAAAATACATTTTCTTTCAATCGTAATTTTCTAAAAGAGAAAATAAGATATTACAAAGAAAAAGGCGAAATGCGACCTGAATTACCACAAGATATTTTTATATATGAAAATTATGATGCCTTTGATATGTGGTGTATCAAAAATAATAAAAGATCATTATTTCCTGATTTACAGTTTAAAGTTGAAGATTGGAATAACAAAGATACATTTATTCTCAGTTGATTGGTGTTTTAGTCGAATAGTTAAACCCGGAAAACAAATGCCCATGTAATATATAGAATGTCGGTAGTCGAACGCTGTAATAATATGAAAGCAAAAAAGAACGATGTTGTTTATACCCCGAAATCTATCGCTCTCAAGGCAATAGAAATGTGTGATATTACAGAAAATATGACGGTGCTTGACCCGAGTAAAGGTGGAGGAATATTTTACAATAATCTTCCAAATTGTAAGAAATCATATTGCGAAATAAGCGAAAATAAAGACTTTTTCAAATGGAATGAAAAAGTCGATTTGGTTATCGGCAACCCACCGTTTTCATTATGGACTAAGTGGTTGGAACATACCGTATCCATAACAGATAAATTTTGTTATATATTTGGTGCGATTAACTTAACAGACACAAGACTGAGGAAAATAATCGGTGCTGGATATGGAATAACAAAGATACATTTATTCTCAGTTGATTGGTGGTTTAGTCATTCATTCATCGTATTATTTGAAAAAGGAAAATCAAGCATTATGACTGTTTCGCCACAACGTATTTTATGTGATATTTGTAATGAGCGCTGTGATAGAGGTTTGAAGGGAAATTCGATGAATGAATGTGTTCCGCGAATTAAGAAACCTGTTAAATCCAAACACGCCTCTAAGAATGAATGAAAAAACACCGAATTTTTAATCGGTGTTTTTTGTGTGGGGACTTTGTTTTTGTCTTGGGGAGGAGACTCTTTATTTTTATTTGTTTTTTATGCCCCACATATTATGCCTCGACTTTAATTTCTGGAAGATTCGACTATTTTCGCCTTTTTAGAAATCGCTTAAATGAATTCATTTAGGAAAATTTGAATATAAAGAAAATTATTATGTTTCTATAATATATACTATGCTATTCTACATTTACAAAATCCAAATCGGGGACTTTATCTATATCGGCGCGACAACCGACTTCACCAAACGGTGCAAGAAGCACAAATACAACAAATATCTGAAAAATCGCGTCCTCTACCAGAAAATCGATGAGGCGGGTGGAATGAAACCCATCTACATGTCTTTGGTCGAGACACTGGACTGTGAAAAGGCGGAAGCACGAATCCGCGAACAGTATTATATAGACCATTTCAAAGCAAATATGAATATGATTAATAGTCATTTGACGGAGGAACAGAAAAATGAACAGCGAAAACGAGACAATGACTTATACAGACAACGCCACGCGGAAGAAATTATTGAACGCCAACGAAATCACCGCGAACAGCACCGTGAACAATACAACGAGTATATGCGCAATTGGTCGAAAGAGAATCGACAACGTAAAAACGACGCACAAAATCGATATCGACTTGCGAAGAAGCAAAAACAGCAATCTGAAACAACCTCTATTATTGATGAATCCAAGACTGATTTAATTTAGGACAAAATAGTTAAACATTTTATATATTCATAATATATACAATGGATTTGACCGACATACTGAAAGAAAAGCGACCTAATTTGTCTGAGGGCAGTCTGAGGACATACAAAAGCATCTTAACCAATATATACCGTAGATGCTACCCGGAAGACGAGGAAATCAAAATCAGTAAACTGAATGACGATAAGTGTATTATCGATCACCTAAAAGACGTGCCGTATTCGCGGCGAAAAACCACCTTGGCGGCGCTTGTAGTGCTCACGGGAAACAAGACCTATACCAAACTCATGTTGCAAGACATCGACTCATATAAGGCAAAACAGAACATGCAAGAAGCGGATGGAAAGTTTGAGAATATGATTCCCTTCACGGAAGTAGAGGCGATTTTGAAATCACTTGAAAAACAAGCAAAACAGATTTATATGAAAGACAAATTGAACATGACGGATTTACAAAACATTCAAAATTATATATTGTTGAGTTTGACTGGAGGTGTTTATATGGCGCCGCGCCGCTCACAAGACTGGGTTATGAAGTGGCGCAATTATGATGAGGAAAAAGACAACTTTTTCGACTTGAAAGGAAAGCGGTTTGTGTTTAATGAATTTAAAACAAGAAAGCAAAAAGGACAACAAATCATCGAAGTTCCGAAACCTCTATTGGCGATATTAAAAAAATGGATTGCGGTATTGCCGGCAGATGAAGACTATGTTTTATTTGATACAAAAGGCAACCCTATTACGCCGCCGCAAATCACGCATCGACTGAATACCATTTTTGATAAACCGATTTCGACCTCTATGCTACGCCATATCTATCTCAGTTCTAAATTCTCAGGTGTGAATCTAAAGGATTTGAAAGACACGGCAAACGCAATGGGTCAGAATAATATTGAAACGACGTTGTCTTATGTGAAGAAATAGGTTGCCTAATTATAAGATATTTTTATATGTTATAATAAATACCCTATTCCCAAGGGAAAGTGTATGGGAAAACCGTCGGTTTGCCCGCTCACGCAAAATAGAGGTTTGCTGGTTTGCCAGTTTTTCGACTCTCGGCAAGAGCGAGAGCAATACGCTGTTTTTCGGCATCCTTTTTCTGTTTATATTTTGTATACATTTTTCCTTTGGCGTCATGAACCATAAAAAAACCATCGTGATAATGAATTGAATACGGCATTTATATAAAATTAGGTAGATTTTTTTTATCTTTGATTTTTTGTTTTAATGCTATTTGTTTCATAGCAAATACCGGATCGATTTCTGATGCCGTTAAAGGTGTATCTTTTGTGATTCTTTTTGTAGGTCGATATACGGGATATGATTTGCCGCCAATGTCCTTCCATTCTTCGGCGATCCATCGTTTTAATCCAACATTTTTTACAACGCCCTCATAGGTTCCGCCCATTTCTTTATATTTTTTCACAATAAAACCGCTCTTGTAAGCGCTTGGTTTTTCATATATTTTGTCTGCTATTGATTTCGCTTTTTCATAAAGCGTCTTGTCTTTTGGCGTAGGCATTATAACATATATAAATATATTATAATCAGAAAAAGAAAAACGTAGTTTGTCCTATAATAGAGACAACCACCAAATCCATTTTAACAAATAGGCATAACCGTATTGTTTCAAAATCAGATTAATAACAAAGAAACCGTCTATATTTGCGATGGTCGAAACCAAGGCGATAATACGGCGCGGAATCCCAGTCTTTTTTAGAAATTCGTCCCGCAAATAATCACAGACATAATCAAAGGCGGCATCGATTAGTTTAAAATCTTGCGTTGGAACCACTCACACACAGAGTGCTTAATAACCGACCAACGAGATTTTTTGATGATAAATCCGTTCTCCCACAAAAATTCAATATTCGCCTCGATTGTTTTCAGTTCTTGAGGTGAAGTATTTCCCCACAGACGAGTAATACACTGAAACACAATGTCTTTTTTATCGACCTTGACTTTGCGACCCTTATTGTCGATGGCGTGCTCGACCATAACGCAAATCATT